TAGTTGGAAAAATAGAGGATTAGATGGTCTCCTCGAGGTGGGAGATAGGTTAATTATTTATTATCAGAGAGGTGGATGTTAATATGTCAAGTCAAATTCAGAAAAAGTTTATTAGAAATAATGCCGTTGATGGCACAAAGATCAAGCTGCTAGACGGCCAAGCAATCCGCATTGAGTCCGGAGAAGGCGAAGTAGAATTACTTAAGCTGGTAGATAGTAAGGCGTACGGCCCGCAAGGTAGCCTGGCTACGGAATTCCAAGTTGAGGAGGCACGTGCCTACACCGACTCAGCTATTGCCGCTCTGGTAGACTCGGCTCCAGAACTTCTGGATACCCTTAGAGAGTTGGCAGAAGCCCTTAATAACGACCCAAATTTCTCGACCACAATTACTGGCTACATTACAGATCTCAGTACCCGCGTTTCTGCTACTGAGTCTAAGAACACCGAGCAAGACGGTCGCCTTGATTCTGCCGAATCTCGCCTTACCTCCGTCGAGACTAAGAATACCGAACAAGATGGCCGCCTCGATGCAGTAGAAAGCAAAAATACAGAACAAGATAGCAGACTTGATTCGGTTGAGGCTAAGAACGTCGAACAAGACGGACGCCTCGACTCCGCAGAATCACGAATTACAGATACCGAAAGTAAAAATAGTGAGCAGGATAGCCGACTTGATTCAGCAGAATCGCGGCTGGATAGTGTTGAGAGTAAGAATAGCGAACAAGATTCTCGTCTAGATGCAGTCGAGAATAAAAACACCGAGCAAGATGAACGCCTTACCGCCGTAGAATCTAAGAATACCGAGCAGGACGAACGGCTAGACTCCGCAGAATCTCGGATCACCGCTACTGAAGAAAAGAACACTGAGCAGGATACTCGTCTTGACGCAGTTGAGCTTCGTAATACAGAGCAAGATTCGCGCATTACTGATCTCGAAGAATACGACGTCGAACAAGACGCTCGTATCTCGGCTGTAGAAAGTAAAAACAGCGAGCAGGACGAACGTCTAGACAGCGTTGAACTCAAGAATTCCGAACAAGATACCAGACTTGACTCGGTTGAAGCTAAGAATACGGAACAAGATGAGCGCCTTGCCAGCCTTGAAGCAGTTACTCGGGTAGCCCACAAATCCCGTTTTGTTGCAACAGAAGCAGATCTTTCTTTTATTGATTTGCCGCACAATGCCGATGCCAACTCTCTGTTGATCACAGTAGATCGCTTGGTTGCTTTCGAAACGGACGATTACACAGTGTCTGTTGTAAATGGCGTTACCCGCATTACTTGGGTTAACTCTCTTGTATTCCCAGGAGACGAGGCACTGGCCGTAGGTGACTATATTGGTTACCAATATTACTACTTCCCAGAAGCATAAATAATAAGTTGATTTAATATAATAAGTACACTAGTATATTCTAGTGTTAGGTAGTACGAGTAAAGTTCAATTACTTATTAGGAGAAAGCAAGAATGAAACTTAAATCGAAAGGCGAGATTCTTTTACAGAAAATGCGTGCGAAGCGCGAAGCTCTTGTAAAGAAATACGACGCGGGCGGTACTATTCGCTATGATGAGGCCATTGGCCTTATTCCAATCGGAGGTAATCCCGCAGTGTCAACAGCTTCAGCAACAGTTGGTGGCGCTCCCGTGGCTAATAACGGTCGTCGCGAAAAGCGCGTAGATGACTACAGAGAAGATGGTGTTAGCGTCGGAAACCGCGTAGTCCTAGATCTGGACGCAATTAAGGCAGCTAACATTGCAGACGGCATTCCGTCAGGCTCCATGATGGATGCACTGAAGAAGCGGGCAGAAGGAAAAACTATCCTTTTGTTTGCAAACGATGCAGCGCTCCGTTACGGTACTGTTATCCTTGGCGAAGTTCAGTGCCAACTTAAATTGATGGGAGACATTGTTAACGCCATTCGTTTTGCCGTATTCCCCGCGTTCCAAGCATCCAATACTACACTAAATGGCGTGCTTAATACCGGCCTTGCCCACGCACTGCCTGGTTACGTTGAGCAGGAATCTCTGAGGCACCGGGGCTTTGCCAAGCCCGCAAACTACCGCGGTGACGTTGAATATTTGAAGGACCCCACATCTATCTGGTCAACTGTAGACGCCTCACGCCAGCCATTTATGCTTTTCGGTATTAACTCCGAAATTCGTATGTGGGGAGAAAATCAAGTAATCGACCTTAACGGTTTCCGTATTGGCGCTCATGAGCGTCCGAATCGTATCGCTGCTTTCAACAGCATCATTGACCTGTCGGATGGTCACTTCGCAGGCCTGTCTACTAAGGGTGCTAGGAATGCCCACATCTACAGCTCAGCGGGTAAGGGTCGCCTGGCAAGAAACAACCACTTTGCTATTCGTGGCCACTTTGTTAAGGGACTTCTGGTAGAAAGTGTAATTTCCGGAGATGCGAGCACTATCAACCACGGCAGCTATTTCGGAACAGCTATCTTTAATGATTCTTCTGAGATTGTCTTCAAGGACGTACACCAGGAGATGCTGAACAAGGCCGTGTCTAACAGCTCTATGGCGCTGTCACACTACGCCCAGTTAACCAACATCGAAGTAGGTCTCGGCTATTTCGAGCGCCCGTCTACATGGGCAACATCTGGGGCATTGGCTTGTCCGTGGATGAAGTGGGATAGCATCGCGGCAGGAGCCACAGATACTTTCGGTAATGGCAAAACTACTCGCTATCCTGTAGTTAAATCAGCGGCAGAACTCGAAGCCGCTGGCGTAGCAGCCGGAGAAGGAGAAAGGGTTGCTAAGGCTCTGCGGGCAATGCAGGCAGCTTACAAAAAGTCAATGAAATCTGCAGATGATACCTATATCCAGACAAACACTGGCCACAACGCACTTAACGTTGCGGGAGCAAACAGAGCGGGTCTGTCTATGGATAGTCTCCAGCGCATGACTAGCGTAGCTCAGATTCCTCGCTCAGCTAACTTGATTGCTCAGAACCCGCGCGTGGATGATGGTTTCCGCTATCCGGACTCTGTTGCATACGGTTTCCGCATCGGTTCAGCATCGGAGGGTGTAGGTCCTCTGGCTACTCAGCGGGGTGGTACAGTAACCGACGTATACCTCATGGACTGCTCGTTCCGGGGTATGCACATTTCCCCAATGGAAATGCCAAATATCGCATCTAGCTCGGGCCTTATGAAGACCTTCAACGGTAACGGTCTGCGTCCATTTGGCTACTCTAACACGCTCTCTGATGCCGCCAGCATGGCTCCTTCCCTTGTTCTGATGAGCAAAGAAGCCATTGAGGCGAAATTCCCTGCAGCGAAGTTGCAAGAGAAGCCGGTAGACTCCTACGACACAGCCGCCGCTGCTGCAGCTAACTACACCGGATCTGCTCCCTGGACAGCAGAGAAAGCACAGGGTCTCTACAAGGGTAATGACGTAGTAGAAGCGGGTCTTGCCGCCGTTGAAGCATTTGCTCTTCTGAAGAAATACTTCACGGGTAGCATCCCGCAAGCACAACTTGGTGGTCTGGATAACTCTAACGTAGACATTGGAATTCTGGCTCTGCGTAAGTCTATGATGAACGCAATTGGCGCTCTTACTGCTAACCATGTAGGTCTGAAGGGCGGCTATCAGGGCGACATCTTCGCAGATGACGGAACTTACTACGGCTACGGAGAAATCTATCCGTGGTATGTTAGCGAAGACGAGTCTGTAAGTAGCGATAAGGACGATATCCTGCAAGATCCTAATGCACGTATCGACCGTCGTCTTACCTCGCCGTACCTCTCTAAGGAACTCCCGGACCTGAGCGATTCTGTCTGGAAACTGAAATTTGAATCGGCTGATAAGGTATCTCTGGTTACCGCAGACACCGAGACCCCGGTCACATACGAGCAGTGTATCGAACTTCTGGGCTTCGGTTCAGGATCAGGACCTGTTGAGTATAAGATTGGCAGGTCTATCGACGGACAGAATCACGTACATAAGGGCGTATTCGGTGTCCGAATTGACCAGTCTTCTCGGGCACTTGTCCAAAATGTCCAGATCTCAGACTTCCAGACTAATGGCAAAGCACCAATCAGCTGGCTGGGTAGCGAGCAAACTCAGAAAGATCTCGGAATCACCCCAGAAGATCGTCCTGAGTCTGGCGTTATGGAAATTCACGGTGTATCTATCAACGGAGTTAGTGACGCCCGGGTTGAGGACGTTCAAGTCTTTGATTGTGACTCTCGTGGATCTGTCTATGGCGTTGAGATTGCTGGTAAATCTACGGAAATCGACCTCGACAACGTCCGTTGCGAGGCGCTCTCCGCAGGTCAGGGTAGCGCCCTGCGTCAGCCATTCGGCGATCAGAAAGCAGTTGGTGTCCGCGTACTGAAAGGTACCAGTGACGTGAAGATTTCTAAGGCGAAGTCAGAGGCTTTCGAGGCAACTCGTTCAGACCTCAAGAAATCAGTAGAAATCGAATCAGAAGAAGTTAGCATTAGCTAATGGATTACTGATCCACTCGATCGGGAGCCGGTATGAAAGTACCGGCTCTTTTTTTCTACTATACAACTAATGTAATATATGTTATGTTAATGTAACAGAGTGTTATCACTCTACATGCACATAATCAGGTGTATACCTAGATATCAAGATGATACCTATATAGAAGCTGCATGACGCAAATTAGTAAAAAATGGATAGCTAACAATGCTATAGGAGGAACTAAATTTCTTCTAGAAGCATCTAGCGCTATTCGTGCCGTAGACAGAGAAAATGAAGTAGTCGAATTACTTAGGATAAATTCTGCGAATAGAGCGGAAATCCTAGGTAGAGAAATAGATTCTGTCATATTCCTGGAGAATAATTCAGATCTACCGGAAACCGGAGATCCTACCCGCCTCTATCTCGTAGTATCTACAAATCAGCTCTGGTACTACCGACACGGTTCCTACCGAGAGGCTAGCCCCCAACCCTCTAGTATAAATTATGTAACCTACAAAGCCACAGTAGACACCGCAATACTCGAACAGCAATATATAGAACTAGAAACTCCAGCAATAGTAGAATCGATACATGCATATGTACATAGACTAGCCCTACATGTGCCAGAAGATCTACAAGTACATGAAGTATCTGGGAAAACCCGCCTAACATTCTCTGGCGAAATAGCTGCGGAGGGCGAATCTCCTATTGCCCTGGGAGATGTCATTAGAATTAAGTATATAAGAAAATGAGCGAGCAACTACATCTGAAGAAACAGCTAGCGGCGGCCACGAGAAGACTCCAGGCAATGCAGTTGCGCGACTGTTTTGATCCGATCGACAACCAGTCACGTCCGACTATTAAGCAGCAAGAAGTTCTTAACGATATAGGTAGGATACATCATAGATATGTGAGAGCCGGAAACCAGGGCGGTAAGTCCCAGACCGGAGCTAGGGAAGCTGCCTGGCTATTTCTCGATAATCATCCACACTGGACTAGACCTGTACAGTGGGGAAGTGAATCCCTCACCATGATTATAGTAGGGAAGACCAGACGTCTGGTAGAGGACGAACTCTGGGGTAAGAAGATAAAACAGTTCCTACCTGCAGACTCCTACAGAGAAGTACGTGTAAGTTCAAGTATAGATAAGATAATAAATACTACTAATGGTAATACAATTATATTACTATCCCATGACAACCCAGTACTAGCCTGGGAACGTCTACAGGGATACGTAGCTCACTGGGTCTGGGTAGACGAAATGCCTAAGTCTATTAAGATTATAGAAGAAGCACATCGACGTATCCAGGCTAGAAATGGCTATTTCCTAGCTACCTTCACTCCTAAGATTATAAACTCCGAGATCAGACGCCTGGTAGACACCGCGCAGGAACCCTACGCGAAGGTCTACCGTTTCCATATGTTCGATAATCCCATCTACCGCGACCCGGCGAGGCGCGAGGAGATCCTAGCATCTCTCAATTCCTACTCTGAGGCGTACCGCCGTACTATCCTGGAAGGAGAGTGGGCAGCTGGCGAGGAGCAGGTCTACTACTTCGACTACGATTCGATGGTCGAGGCACCTCAGGGCTACTCCCCGAACTGGAGACACGTCGAGTCAGTGGACCCAGCCCTCAAGTCGGCCCTCGGCTACACCCTCTGGGCAGAGAAGCCGGACACCGGAGTCTGGTACTGTGTCCGTGCCGAGTACATTACCGGCATCCTAGTACCCGAGCAGCTGGTTGCCGAGGTCACACTCCGCTCCTCACGCTACAATATTATCCGCCGGATCTGCGATCCCCACGAATCCTGGTACCTCGGGCAGGCAAATCACATGGCAGTGAAGCCTGTCTATATGTGTCCCTACGATAAGAACAGCCGGAAGGCAGAATTAATTAAGGGATTACAGGCAGTACTGGGTTCACAGATTAGAATACACCCGAACTGCACCGACCTGATACGCGAACTCGAGGAGTGTCGCTGGTCTGACTCGGGAGAGGGTAAGATCGCCAACTCCAGTAGCTACCACCTACTCGACTCAGCTCAGTACTTCGTCGATCTGAAGCCGAAGTGGGAGAATGCCGACCGGGTACATGGCTGGGAACATCAACTCTACCAGTCTCACCTGCGGCGAGTAGAGGCAGAGGAGCGGGCCACCGCACTCCGAGGTAAATTCCGAATGAAGAAGGGCAGGAGATCTGCATGGTAACAGCAGCAGCCACCGTAGCGTGCGCACTACTAGTACTAATTCCAATCCAGGGACTGGTATGGTTAGGAATGCGTAGGGAGAATCAGACCTACCGACGCCTACTCCGCATGCAACTGGAATCAGCTAAGTGGAGAATTCGCAAATGACTAGAATTGGCCTAATGATTCAGCTAGATCCAGGGCCTCCACCCTGTGGCGGACACGGTAGTCCCCAGCCGCCGCTCGAGGACCGGGTACGGGACGCCCTCTACTCCGTAGATAACGGACTCGAGGATGCCCGGGAGAGCTGGGAACTGGTGCGCCGCCTGTATAACTACCTAGTTCAGGCCGAGAATAAGGGTAGATGTAATCAGAGAATGTATGATATACTAGAGATGATCGCTCCTGTAATGGATAAATACGGACGAGTGACGCCCTACCACGTCGAACACAGGGAGAAGGTCCGCGATGGCTACTAAGATTATAACCTGGGACGAGAAGCAGGCTCGCTTGGAACTGAGTAAGAGACTCTCTCATGCCTCGGATGCCCGACGAATTTACGAACCACGCTGGGAGAATAACGAGTACACGATCTACAATACACGTGGACCTAACTCGCAACCACTCTGGGCTGGCTTCTCCGAGGGTGACATGCCGGGGGACTCCGTGGATTCCTCCGACTCCGATATCTCTGTCTCCTACTCCTTCAAGAATCTACGCTACATCCACGCTCAGCTCTCAGCTAACCCTCCGTCCGTGATCGCCAGACCGACATCCAATGACCAGGAGGACCGCCAGCGGGCCGATGCAGCAGATCGCCTAGTCCGCCACGCAATTAGGAAGTATAACCTCCAGGAGGTGATAGATAAGGTATCCCTCCACACACTCCTATACGGGACCGGATTCCTGCGTCTGAGCTGGGACTCGGAACTGGGTGAGCCTATCGACGTAGATGAGGATGGTAATATCCTGTTAGAGGGTGATGTCTCCTTCCGTTCGGTCTCCCCCTGGCATATCTGGGTCGATCCCGACTGCGACCAGTGGAGTGACTGCCGCTTCGTCTTCGAGCGTACCTATGTCCCCTTCGAGGAGGCAGTAGCGAAATTCGGTGAGGAGAAGCGTGATATCCTCGAGAAGTGTCGCATCCGTGACGGTGGCTCCGGTGTCTCTCCCTCCGGGATCGAGTTCTCCACCTCGAGTATGCTCCGTAATGATAAGAAGTACGACGTGGTCGAGATCTACGAGTACTGGGAGAAGGGACTCCCGACTAACGGGTTCCTCGGTAGGCACTGCTACTGCACGCAGCGCGGGGAACTACTGACCGAGCTGGAGCCGAGTCCGCACCGCTTCCGTAAGATGGGAGCAGTATCCCGGATAATGAGTAATGACAACCTGCCGGACGAGATTAAGGAGGCTAGAGTCAAGCGCCTCCCGCAGATCGCCGAGCTACCCTACCATATCTTTACCGATGTCGATGTCCCGGAGAAGGTCTGGGGCCGCTCCTTCATCGAGTACGTGAATCGGCTACAGGATGTCCTGAATCGACTCGACTCGACTACGCTCGATGCCATCCAGGCGCACGCAGTCACTCGTATCATCCTCCCCGAGGGTGCCGAGATCGCCGAGGACTCGATCACTAACAGTAACTGGGAAGTAGTTAAGATTGCAGGTAACCAGCCCCCATTCAAGATGGAGCCACCCGGGCCGATGCCACTCGTCGATAACTTCCGGATGTCCGTGAAGATGGGAATCGATGACATGTCGGGCGTGAATGAGGCGATGTTCGGTCAACAGTCCCGGGAACAGTCGAATGCGGCCATGCAGTACGCGACGAACCAGGGTAACATGATCCGTAGGCGTCTCTTCAATAAGTATGTAATGTTCGTGGAGGGCGCATTCCGCTCCTACCTGAATCTAATTCGTAAGCACTGGGAATTGCCTAGAATTGTCGCAGTACTAGGTAAGGAGAAGGCTCTCGAGTCGGTAGAGATTAAGGGGGCAGACATCGACGGTGGCTACGACCTGCTAGTCGAGTACGGTACCTCCCTCTCGCTCGACCCGATTACCCGCCGGGAGGAGATCCTAGCCCTCCAGCCAATGTTCGAGAAGGCCGGTGTCCCGCCGCGGGTCAGCCTGAAGATGATGAAGCTGAATGAACTCGAGGGGATGTACGACCTGATGCAGATGGCCGAGGATCGCCAGCGCGAGATCTACGAGGAGATCATCGCAACCGGACGCTACGTGGCTCCGGAGGAGCTGCAGGATCACGAGAACATGATTGCCTACTCCCTCCAGTACTTTATGACTACGGAATTCAAGTACTTACCGGAGGAGATCAAGCAACTCTGTCGCCAGCACACGAAGGACCGTGCCCTCCAGGCCGCGAAGGAGAAGCAGTCCCTCAGCCAGGAATCAGGCAGCCAGCTACCGGGAGGACCTATGTCCCCGGGACCGGCACCGGCGGGACCAGCCGGGGCACCCCCGACCGGGGCAACCCCCCCTGAGTTCCTCGGGGGCTAGCCAGAAATTTATACTTGACACCAGACGGAATCCATGCTACTCTAGGTACACATACCGACCCGACTCCATATCAGGTCTATACTGACCAGACTGGAGCCTACCAGATACACCGACTAGTCTACCCATCCTCCGGGTCGTGGACGGACCAACCGACTAGTGGACAGGACAATCAGACATGACAGTTAGTAAGTCAGTAATGGATGCTGCTATTGCGGAAGTAATGCCAGGATCAAGTGGAACAGCGACAGTAATTGGCGATTCAGAAGTAGATGAGGAAGTACTGGATGCCTCCGAGGCCAGGCAAGCCCTGGGCAACGAGGACGACCAGTTAGGAGATCAGACCGAGGGAAGTTCGACAGGAGAGGCTGGGGAAGCCGATCTATCCCAGGAGTCAGATACAGAGGGTACGGACTCTGAGGACACTCAGACATCCAAGTCCGGTGCGAAATCTAATCCAGATGTGGAGGAGATCGCCGTATCAGATGAGCAGGGACGACGTAAGATCCGAATTGACTGGAATGACCGCGAGAAGATCAAGAAATATGTGAGTATGGCCTACGGTGCCCGCAAGTGGCAGGCT